CCGAGCGGCGCTCAGGGCCAAGCTCATTGAGGACGGGTGTACCGAGGCCACGGCGGACAAGAAGCTCAAGCCGGGGTCCGCTGACCAGCTCATCGGGGCGCTCCTGATCGCGGAGATCATTAGCCCCTTCGGAAATGGGTGGGTGGTGAGCAATGAGGCCCATGCGTCGGGCATGCTTCTTGGAAAGGCCTCTCGGTGATTGCCAAGCTCAACCGTACCGTACCGTACTTTTTCGTACTTAGTACGTTATGGTACGAAACGTACCGACGTACCGTACCGTACTTTTTCGTACTGGTACGTTTTGGGGCAAAACGCCCGAAAACGTACCGTACCGTACCCTCCTCCTATAGGGAGGGTACGGCGGTACGGTCGGTGCGGCGGATAGTACGGACGCAAAAAAGCCAGCCCGAAGGCTGGCTATGGTTGATTGCGTTACTTTTGATGTTACAGATAGGCCTTCAGCTTCTCGGCCAGCCACGACTCGTCGATCTTGCCCTCGGCGAGGGCCTGAAGCAGGAGCTCAGTGGATCTGGGCAGTGGACGCACACCCATGATCCAGTTGAAGACCGAGCGGGTCGTGCACCCCGTGATGAAGGCCAGATCCTTGTGGCGGATGTTGTGGTCGTCGAGGAAGGCCTGAAGGTTTCTCATGGGGCTGACTCCATAAATGCTCTGATCACTTCTGCCGCGAGCGGCGGGACGATGGCGTTGCCGTAGGCGCGCAGGCGTCCCACTCGGTTGGGTATCCCATAAGCCAGCAGGGGAAGGCCGGGTTGAGCGCGCCTCGATTTGCCGTCTGATCCGGAGAGCCAGATGGCGTCTGACCAGAAGCTGTTGCTCGATATTCCGCTACAACATTTGGCAACTGTTTTTGGCGGCCATCCGTGCGAATGTTGTTTGTCATCCAATGGTCCATAGCCATTGGCGTCGGCCACGTCGAGACGATCTTCACCACCCCCGGCAGCGACACCGTGATCTTCGTGCCGTTCTCCCGCTTGCCCGTCGCGCTCGCCGTCCCCATCCCGTGGCCGCCGTCCCCGTCCGCCTTCGTCGGCGTCGGCCATGTGGCCAACACTTCGTGCGTTAGGCCCACCTGTGCCACCCTGCCGGTGTGCTTGTCGTAAGCCCTCTGGCCCGGTGTCCAAGGTTGACCGTCCGCCGTCTCCAGACGCTCCAGCGTCACCCCCGGTTCTGTGGTGGCTGGCGTTCTCCAAGTCTGTAGCGACCCAGTAGAGCCGCTGGCGTATGTGCGGGGCGTTGACCGTGAGAGCTGGGAGATCGACGCCTCGGCTGGCGTAACCTTCTCTTTCCAGATCAGCGCGAACTCCGTCGAGCCAACCATAGCCAGCCTGTCCCGCAACCTGCTCTCCCATGACGACAGGGGGCCTGACGGCGGTGATGAGGCGATGAAAGTGGGGCCACAGGTGCCTTGGATCGTCAGTACCGGCGCCTTTGCCTGCGACGCTGAACGGCTGGCACGGGCAGCTACCCGTCCAGATCGGTCTGTCGTCTGGCCATCCGGCGAGACGGAGGGCGTGGGACCAACCACCAATTCCTGCAAAGAAGTGGCATTGGGTAAATCCTCCGAGTTCCAGAGGCTGAACATCGACAATTGACCGGGTATCGACTTCGCCATCTGCTATCAGCCCCTTCGCTATGAGGTTACGCAGCCATTGGGCTGCATAGGGTTCGATTTCGTTGTAGTAGGCGCTCATTGTTCGCCCCAGTGGTCAGGGTTGTCGTAGGTGTCGTCCTTGGCGTCTTGGCGCATGTCCCAGATCCAGAGACCGATCCAGAGGAGGCCGCAGACTGCGGCCCCCGTGATTGTGGCGATCATGAGCATTTGAGGGCCTCCCGAGCCTGCTGGCGCGTTTGGTGGTGGGTGAGGGCCCCGGAGGGCGTTAAAGCCCTCCAGAGGCCGCCCAGACCCTGCTGGACCCAGCCAGCGAGGGTGGCGTCGTCCCGCAGGACTGCGTAGACGGCGGCGCTCATGCGAACACCTTGGCGCGGACCTTGGCGGTCATGTTCTGGCGGGTCGAGCCGACCTTGCATTCCTCGACCTGCTCCTTGGTGATGTAGCCAAGCTCAAGAGCGCGCTCGACCTTGAAGGTTTTGGTCGCCGTCAGGCTGAAATCGAGGAAGAAGTGGTCGCCATTGACGACCGCCTTGAGGTCGTCGCCAGCAGCCGCCATGCAGGCGGTGAGGGCTTCCTCTTTCAGGGCCTCATACTGTTTCTTGAGCGCCTTGAACTCGGCCTCGATCTGGGCGTAACGGTCGGCGAGGGGGGCTTCGTTGCTGAGGAACATGCTGGTCTCCGTTGGGCTGGTTGGTTGCTACAGGGTCAGAATACACGAGTCGCTGGCTTAAACAAGAACTATTTTCGGTCTTTTACCTGTTTGATCGCTTTTTTTAGGTCAAGGAAATCCTCGGCGCTCAAAAAGCACTTCGCCATCGGGTGCTTGTCGTTGTAGTCGGCAAGCTTGGCGGCGTTCCAGTCCGACGGCTTGGCCCGGTAGGCCTTGAGAAGCTTGATCATCCCCGATCCTCCAGCTGCTCCATCAAAACCGCCACCGCCTCGCTGGCCGTGGCGCCGTAGCCGATCGGGTCAGTCTCCTGCCCGTCATAGTCGTCGGTGACCGCGCACCAGTCCCAGCTCTTGTGCGGCGCATGAACGTTGAAGCTCACGATGATTTTGTATTCGGTGGTCATAGCGTCCCTCCTCAGATCTTGACGTATTCGCTGGGGTCCAGCCAGAAGGGGGCGCCGAGCGAGCCCACCAACTTGCCCTGCACATAGACTGCCTCGACGTACTCAGACTCGTCCGGGGTCTGCATCTCCACGATGTCCACGATGTCGCGGGCAGCAATCTCAGAGTAAGGGTCCTCGCCGAGGACGTGATCGGCAATCGCCTCGCACATCTGGTCCCAGAGATTGGTGCCGGTGGCGCTGAAGGTGTAGCAGGGTCCGTATTCGCCGAGGTTGTAAAATTGGAAGGTCATGTTGGGCTCCGTTGGTTGATGTCCACACCATACTCCGATTCACGGCAATGACAAGAACTATTTTCGGTCTTGATAAAAATAATTTTAGAGGTATGATGCAACAACCAAAAGGAGATCGTCATGCCCATCCCAAAGCCTCTGCCGTCAGTTGAATTTCTTAGTCAATTGTTTGAATACGATAAAGAAACTGGAGATTTAAAACTTCAGGGGAAGATGTTGAAGCCGCATCCGACTGGATACATTTTTGTTAAAATACCCGGTGTGGGCGTTCGCCCGGCTCATCGGATCATTTGGAAATTGATCCATGGCAAAGACCCTGATCAGGTGATCGACCACATTGATGGCAACCCATCTAATAATCGGATTGAAAACCTGCGAGACGTTTCTCCCGCAAAAAACGCTCAGAATCGGGTAAATACCAAAAAAAAATACTTAGGCGTTATAATTAAGGGCCGCGAATCTCAGGCAATCATAGGTCGGGACAAAAAGGTTTATGATCTAGGAATGTTCGATACGCCTGAAGAAGCTCGGGATGCTTATCTTGCAGCTGCGAAAGAATATGAAGAAACCGGGGTTATCACGCAAACAAGGCGACCTTCTAAATATCCAAGCTATGCCGCTTTGGCGAAAAACCGAAAATAATTCTGGTTGTGCGATCTTTTTTCGAGGAGTATGGTCGCCATACCTGACCGGGAGATCAAAATGAGCAAAAGCAAAGCAGTGGAGAATGTTGGCACTATAAATGCTTGGCCCGCTGACAAGGTCGAGCGCCGCGCTGTTGCCGATCTCATTCCATACGCGCGCAATGCCCGCACCCATTCGGATGCACAGGTCGCGCAAATCGCCGCGTCCGTCAAAGAATGGGGCTGGACGACGCCGATCCTCGTCGATGAGGCCGGAAGCATCATCGCGGGCCACGGGCGCGTTATGGCGGCCCGGAAGCTCGGCCTGCCCGACGTGCCTGTCATGGTGGCGACCGGCTGGTCCGAGGCCCAGAAGAAGGCTTACGTGCTGGCGGACAACCAGTTGGCGCTCAACGCGGGCTGGGACATCGACCTCCTCAAGGTGGAGGTGGGCGACCTGAACCTTGAAGGGTTTGACCTTAGCTTAATCGGGTTTGACGACAAGCTGCTGGCCGATCTGCTGGCCGATCCGACCGAGGGCCTGACGGACCCCGACGAGGTTCCCGAGCCGCCTGCCGAGCCCGTGACCGTGCTTGGCGACGTTTGGGTGATGGGGAACCATAGGCTGATGTGCGGCGACTCGACCAGTATTGATGAACTTGAAAAGCTGGCGGCTGGTCAGCGCGTTGATATGTGGCTGACCGATCCGCCCTATAATGTGGCCTACGAGGGTGGAACCAAAGAAAAGCTGACCATCCAGAACGACAGCATGGGCGACGATCAATTCCGCCAGTTTCTTCGGGACGCCTACGTCGCAGCCGACGCCGTCATGAAGCCGGGCGCCGTCTTCTATATCTGGCATGCCGACTTGGAAGGCTACAATTTCCGGGGCGCAGCGGCGGACGCCGGGTGGAAGGTCCGCCAGTGCTTGATCTGGAAGAAGTCGTCCATGGTCATGGGGCGGCAGGACTATCACTGGAAGCACGAGCCGTGCTTGTACGGCTGGAAGGACGGCGCAGGCCACCTTTGGGCCACCGACCGCAAACAGACCACCATCCTTGAGTTCGATAAGCCGTCCCGTAACGGCGAACACCCGACTATGAAGCCCGTGGCGCTGTTCGAGTACCAGCTCCTCAACAACACCAAGGGCGGCGACATTGTCCTCGATAGCTTCGGCGGCTCCGGCACCACCATGATCGCCGCCGAAAAAAACGGGCGCTACTCCCGCCTCATGGAGCTCGACCCCAAGTACTGCGATGTGATAGTCTCCCGCTGGCAAGATTTCACCGGACAGCCCGCTATTCTCGAAGGAGCGGGCAAAACCTTTGATGAAATGAAGGCAGAACGGCATGACCCGAAGAGCCCATGAACCAACCGAAAAAGATCGCAAGCAGGTCACCGTCATGGCAGGCATCGGCCTGACCCACGGCCAGATCTCCAAGGTCCTTGGCATCTCCGACGAAACCCTCCGAAAGTATTACGACCATGAGCTCGAGACCGCCGAAGCCCTGATGAACGCGCAGGTGGCTCAGAACCTGTTCTCCATCGCCACCAGCAAGGGCGCTGGCTCCGTCGCCGCCGCCATCTTCTGGATGAAGACCCGCGCGGGCTGGCGTGAGACCATCAAGGCCGAGGTCGAGGTGAAGAACGAGCCGAGCGCCAACCTTTTCAACTTCCTAGAGCTGGTCGAGAAGGCGAAGAATGGATGACCTCAAACATGCGTGGGAGAAGCTGACGCCGACCGAGCGCGTCATCGCTGACTGGCAGATGTCGTGGATGGTCAAGAGGCTGCCGCACCAGATCCCCCCGAAGGCCGCCGACTGGACCATCTGGCTGCTGCTCGCAGGCCGTGGCGCCGGAAAGACCCGCACCGCCGCCGAGGTGCTGGGCATGTGGGCCACCCTTCAGCCTGGCACCCGGTGGCTGGTCTCGGCGCCCACCTACGGCGATCTGACCGGCGTCTGCTTCGAGGGCGAGTCGGGTCTGATCAACTGCATCCCGCCGTCCCTGATCGAGACCTACAACCGCTCAGAAGTCGAGATCAAGCTCATCAACGGCTCGACGATCAAGGGCATCACCGCCGAGAAGCCCGAGCGGTTCCGTGGGCCGCAGTTCCACGGCGGGTGGCTCGACGAGCTCGCCGCCTGGCAGCGGGCCGACGAGGCCTTTGATCTGCTCATGTTCGGTATGCGCCTCGGCGATCGACCCCGGCTGATCTGCACCACCACCCCGAAGCCGAACACCATCATCCGCAACCTGCTCGCCCGAGAGGGCAAGGACGTGATCGTCACCAGGGCGAGCACCTATGAGAACCTTGCCAACCTCGCACCCACCTTCCGCGATCAGATCCTGCGCTATGAGGGCACGACCATCGGGCGCCAGGAGATCCACGCCGAGGTGATCAGCCCGGAGGAGATGGGCGTCATCCGCCGGTCGTGGCTGAAGCTGTGGCCCCACGATCGGCAGCTCCCTGAGCTCGAGTTCATCGTGATGTCGCTCGACACGGCCTTCACGGAGGAGACCGGCAGCACC